CCATTTTAACCGCAGCGACTACAGTATCACGGCTTTCGGCTCGACGATAAACCTTGTCGCCATTGACAAGCTGGGCAAAGCGAAGGGCGGCCGGCGTGATTATCTTTTCCTCAACGAAGCCGATAACATAAATAAATATATAGCCGAACAGTTGATGGCGCGTACCCGCCGCGCGGTGTTTATTGACTATAACCCGACGTGCGAATTTTGGGCGCATGAGATTATACAGAGCCAACCGAAAGCACACCTAATAAAAAGCACATATAAAGATAACCCATGCCTAGAAAAAAACATCATTGACTTTATCGAGAGCCGCCGCAGCGATGAAAACTGGTTTCGCGTTTATGGCCTCGGCGAGACGGGAAAAATTGAAGAAATAATCTACAAAGATTACACGCTGATTGACAAATTCCCCGACAATCTCGACGATGAAGCGTATGGATTAGACTTCGGCTTTAATAATCCGTCGGCTATGGTGCGCGTAGGTTTTAAGGACGGTGCGATTTACGCCGGAGAAGTATTTTACCAGTCGGGCCTGCTAACTCGCGACATCGCCGCAATATTGACGGAGCAAGGCTTTACAGAGCCAGCGAAATACGCTAAGACGATTTACGCCGATAGCGCGGAGCCTGACCGTATTGAGGAATTATACTGCGCGAACCTGAACGTTGAGAAAGCGGAAAAGGATGTTGCCATAGGCATTGACTGCGTGAAAGGGTTTAAGCTGTATATAGTCAAATCGTCGGCGAATCTGCTGGACGAATTGCGGCGTTACCGCTGGAAGAAAGACAGGGACGGGAAAATCTTAGATGAGCCAGTCAAGGTTAACGACCATGCTCTAGACGCGATGCGCTATGCAATTTACTCATGGTGCAAAGCTACAGGATATGCGCCAGGTAAAAAATAAAAAGGTATTGCCAAAAAAGTTTTTATGGTTATAATTTAGTAATGCAAATTCAGAAAAAGAATTTCGACGGCTTTGCTATTGCAAACATTTCCCCCGACGCACCTGAATACTCTCCGACCGCCTACGCCTCATATCACCAGTACAATCGCTTTACGCGCGAATATTTAAGGACAAGCGCCGTCTACCAGTCAATAAATATCATCGGCGCAGAGTGTGCGACCGTGCGCGTGCAGCTTCGCAATAACAAGACGCAGGAAGTTGTACCGTACGAAAAAGCCGGACAAAATGCGCTGCTGGATTTATTCTATACGCCGAATAAATTTGAAACGCAGCAGGAATTTGTGATGGGCGTACAGGGAGATTTGAAACTGTACGGCAATGCCTATATTCTCAAATCGAACACGACGACGAAAGGCCGCCCGACGCTTTTATTTCGTCTGCGCCCGGAATGTCTGAATGTGGTTCTTAACGACGGGGGGACTGATGTACTGCGCTATGAGTATCTTCTCTCCGACGGGCGCAGCAAGGTTTATTTGCCGGAACAGGTAATTCACATCAAGGACGGATACAATCCGTATAGCGTATTTTTCGGCCTGCCGCCGATTGCGTCTGTGCTGATTGACAATGGAATTATCCGCAACGCGAAAGATTACAACTATGCCTTTTTCAAAAACTCCGCCGTGCCGTATGGCATACTTGTTTCAGATAAACCCGTTAACGACAACGACGAAAAGAAGATAAAACAGAGCTGGTATAGTTCATTCTCCGGGGCTTTCCGCGCCTTCCGCATGGCGGTGCTAGGCAAAGGGCTTGTCTATCAGCAGATAGCCAGCAGCCACAGCGACATAGCGTTTAAGGATTTGCTGGGCATGTCCGAAGCGACGATAAAAGGCGTTTATCAAATCCCGCCTGTCATGTCCGGCGACTACGCCGAGAGCCGCTATAATACGACGGAGCAGCGGAAAATATTTTACACGCAGGTGATTATCCCGGCAATGGGAAAATATGTAGAGGCGCTAAATAATTACCTTGTGCCGCTTTACTATCCGAATTCCGATTATGAGTTTTTCGCGGACTACAGCGACAAGGAATTTTTGTATGCCGACGCTAACGCCACGGCGCAAGCATTCTCCACCTACAACGCCGCTGGGGTTCCGAAGAACGATATCATCAATCTGCTGAACATCAATCTCCCTAAATACGAGGCATGGGCCACGCCCTCAAGCCCCTTTGACCTTGTGGCTGGCCTTAACATTTCGCGCATTGATATTAAAGGCATAACGAAGAAGGGCGGCAGAGGCTTGACGCGGCAAGAGGCGAAGGCTAAAGCCGAAGATGTGCGCCGCGTTTCGGAGCCGCACCAAAAGACAAGTCAGGTCGAGCAAAAATCACATTGGCGTATGCAAGCCGACCAAGTATCGCGTGTGCTTAAAGACCGGGCAAGTCTTGAGGGTTTGACCTATAATAGTTTTTTCAACGCGGACAATCAGGCCAAGCTGCTTTTTCTGGCGAAGAAAGACAGCGACACGGCAATGTTCCGGGCCGCGCTCAACGTCGAGGCGCAGTATCTTTCCAAGCTGCTGAAAAAAAGCGTACCTACGAGGCGAAAGGGAACCGAGGAAAGAATTGACCGCTGGATAAAAAACCGCGTATTCGCGTGGGCGCTGGATATTGAGGACACGACCGCGCGCGAAATCAACACGCTGATTCAAGACGCGATTGAAAAAGGCGACGGCACGACGACGTTGAACGCGCGGCTACGCGAATATTTTACAAGCGAAAATCCCGACATTGGAAAGATAGCCTATCATCGGCTCAATACAATTTCGCAGACGGAGATGTTAGGCGTGGCAAACGAGGCGGCGATGGAAGCTTACCGCTCCGAAGATTTGATTGACCGCAAAGAATGGATTACTACCGACAATGACAACCACCACGAAGGCCACGCCGAGATGGACGGCCAGATTGTCGGCAAGTTTGAGGATTTTATAAATCCATTGACGGGCGATACCACGCAGGCCCCACAGCAATTTGGAATTGCAGACCAGGACATAAATTGCCTATGCACGATTGCGCCAATCGCAAAGGAGAAATAAGATGCCGGAAAAGAAAAAGCCCGTTGAGTTGATGGGAAAAAATTGCACGTCTTCGCACGTCGCATTGCCGATAAAAGACCGTAAGGTTTTAGACGGAGAGGCGGGCGCGATTATCCTTGAAGGCTACGCGAACACGAAAAATCACCCCGACCGCTACGGCGATACCCCGACAGAGTTTGACGGGCGCGGATATGTCTATGACTTCGCGCAGTATCTTGAAAATCCCGTCATCATGGCGAATCACAGCAATAACACTTCTTCTATTGTCGGCAAGACGACGGAGATACGCGAAGATGAAAAGGGGCTTTGGGTTCGAGTTGAAATTCCTGATATTGAAAACGAAGCGGTGCAGGAAGTGCGGCGGCTGCTCAAGGCAGATTTACTCCGCACGCTAAGCATCGGCGGACGGTTTTTCTACGAAGACCCGAAGAATCCTAATGCGCTGACCTACGCCGAGATTTATGAAATCTCCCTAGTCGCCGTCCCTGCTGACCCGTCGGCGATTGTGTCGCGCGTTGAAAAAGCGCAGGCAGAGCAAGACGCGAAAACTGCGCAATCAGATTTTCACCTCGCCAAGCAGGGCCTGGACATGATTCTAGGCAAGCTGAAAGCCGAGGAAGAAAAAATCAAGTTGAAAATTGCGTTAAAGAACTTTGGCCCGCGCTAGAGTCCGCAAAAATAAAAACCAAAGGAGCATAAAAGCATGGACGAAATAGTTAAGCAGATTGCCGCTCTTGAACAGAAAGTGGCAAGCAAGGCCGGGCTTGAAAGCGCGGAAACCGACATAAAGGCGCTCAAGACCGAACTGGAAAAGCTCAAAGCTGCCGAAGCCGAGAAGGCTGCCGCGCTGAAAAAGCTGGATGAGATATCCGGCAAACTCGCCGCGATGGAAAAACAGGTCGAGGCCGTGGATGTGAAAGTCGCGCAGTTGAAACCTGACTTTCTTGCCGAAAGCACGGAAGGCGTGAAAGCGAATAAGGATAAGGCCGCGCGCGCGTTCGTCAAGGCGCTTGTCAAGTCGCGCAATCCTTCGCAGTTTCACGACCACCTCAAGGCACTGACCGACGGGCAGAATATCACGAATAACGCCGACGGCGGGTATCTGGTTCCCGCACCCCTGGCCGCGCAGATACTGGAAGACATCTTCAACGAGATGCCTGCCAACATGCCTGCCATTCCCACCGTCAACATGGGCGACAAGCTGAAAATCAACATCATCTCTTCCCCGGCGACTTGTAGACGCTACGGCGAAGGCGACACCGCTGACGAGAGCAAGTTGCAGTTCCGGCAGGTTGAGCTTGACGCGCAGCGCATGTCCGCGCTTGTTCAGTGGACTTGGGAATACGCCAACCTGACCGAGGGCGGTGCAGTCAACGAGGTATCACGCAGCGTCGCGCAGGCGTTCGCAGCGCAACTGCTGTATGAACTGTTTAACGGCGTGACGGGCAGCAAGCAGTACGAAGGCATACTGACTAATGCTACCCTTATTGCCGCCGCGACGGAAACCGAGGTCGCCTCGACGATAGATGCTGATGACCTCGTGAACCTGGAAAGTTCCATGAAGATACAGCGCTTCGACACCCTGCGCTACTTCATGGACCGCCGCACGCTGGGCGCGCTTCGCAAGATACGCTCCACCGACGGATATTCCTACGTCGTGCAGTACGACAACGGAATCCCGCGCATAAACGGCATACCCGTCGTGGCAACCGGTAATGTGCAGTGCTGGAACGGAAGCTCCATAGCCTCCCGCGCAGTGCTGCCTTACCCGACCTCCGGCGGCGTGTTCACCGGCGGGACCTATCCCATAGTCCTGGCCAACATGGAGGGCTACATTCAGGGCATGGCGTCGAACATGGTGGTGATGCCGGACAGCTCAACCGGAGCCGCCGACGCTGTCATGAAGACGGCGTGGCATATGTGGAACAACGGCAAAGTTCGCCTGCCTGACTACATGGCCCTGCTGAAAGTGAAGTCCGGGACCTGATAGGCGGTTCTAATGTCTAAGGCCCACAGTCAAAAAAGCATATTTGTTTCGCTGGTTTCTTACTGCGATAATGAATTATTGCCTACGGTGCGGGATATTTTCCAACAGGCGAAATATCCCCGCCGTCTGACTGTGGGCCTTATTAACCAGGACGACCCAGGGCAGTATCTTGACTTCAAGTCTGACCCGGTGCTAAAAAAATACCACAAGCAGATAATTTGCGAGAATATCACGCCGGAGGAAAGCGGCGGGCTGGGCGTATGCCGCAGTCGGATAAATACTCATTTTTACGGCGGTCAGGATTTTTATTTTCAGTGCGACCCTCACAGCCGTCTTGCTGAACACTGGGACGAGAAATTTATATCTTATTACGGCAAGCCCAAAGGCAAGCGCATCATAGTTTCTACGCCCTGGGCCTACACAATGGACGGGCGCAGGGTATTCAAATATTACGTCAAGGGCGCGAAACGCTGGCACGATAAGGTTGTAGTGGAGGCCAAGCATAATTTGAGCCTGGATTTTAACGCTGACGGCTTAATCCGCACGGACTTATTCCTGGCCGGGTGTGTGTTTGCCCCTGCGTCATGGCTTCAAGACGTACCCTATGACCCTAAAATATTCATGTGGGGCGAAGAGTTTGATTTGTCCTGTCGCACTTTCGGCGCGGGGTATACGGCGTGGCTAGTTAAGGAGCCGATGGTCTGGCATCTTTGGCATCGGCAGAATAGGAAGTTCCGGGGCGAGATACGCGAAAAGAAACGCTATGAAGACCGCGACTATGCTGGCCGCGCCCATGTTTTTATGAAACTGCTGAATAACGAGTACCCGCATCAATTGCAATTTATAAAACACCTGGGCCTATGCCCTGCTGAAATGCACCACGCCTATGGTGCGCTACTACAATCCGCAGGCCATCGGGTGGAAATAAAGCCAGTCCGCGCCCAGGCATTATTCTCGAAACGCTACAGCACCATGTTCAAAACTGTGGCGGGG